CATTCTCAGTCGCAGGACTCAGAAAAGGATTGGATGACCCTCGTGGTAACCTCATGCTTACCTATCTTGCCATTGCTAAACAATATCGCCCCCGTTGGTTGGTCTGGGAGAATGTCCCCGGCGTTCTGTCCTCCGCTGATGGACGGGACTTTGGTAGCTTCCTCGGAGGGTTGGCAGTCTGCGGGTATGGGTTCGCATACAGGGTGCTTGACGCTCAATACTTCGGAGTGGCCCAAAGACGCAAGCGTGTGTTTGTTGTCGGATACCTTGGAGACTGGAGACCTGCCGCAGCGGTTCTTTTTGAGCGCCACAGCTTGCAAGGGCATCCTGCGCCGAGCAGAGAAAAGGGGCAAGCAATTGCCCCCAACACTAGAACAAGCGCTTCGAGCCGTAGCGCAATAACAGCTCGCATGGTAGCGTTTGGCGAATACTCAGATGACGGCACAGCGTCAGCAATGAAAGCAAGGGATTACAAGGACGCAACAGATTTAGTGGCACAACCCATTGTTGTTGATAGGGCAGCATTTAATCAAGGAGAAAACGCTAAATATAAATTTCGAGCAGAGCCAAGCGAAACAATGGACTCTTTAGTAGCAAAAGGCCCTCATGCTGTTTTGCAACCAATTCCTATCCATGACCAAGCCACTCGCCATGCTGGTAAAAATGGGGAGAAAACTATGGGAAAAGGTAATGGTTTAGGTATTGGTCAAGAGGGTGACCCAATGAACACATTGACCAAAGGTGATCGTCATGCAGTTGCACAACCCATGACTTTTAGTAGTGTTTTAAGCAATCAGTCATTAAGTTCAAAATTAGAAGTTAGCCAAACATTAGAGGCTAAGAATTCAATGGCGGTTGCATATAACATTGCACCCGGCAAAGGTGAGTTAAAAGACGACATCCATGTCACAGATGCTTATATTGCCAAAACAATTGATGCGTCAGGCAGTAACCCTGCCATGCATCAAGACGGTGCGGCTATTGTTCAATCAACAGGCGTTGATATTTTTAATGCTGCACTAACTGGTGAAATATTTGCACCATTAACCCGGCGTTCAGATGGAACTGGCACAGGGCCAACTGTTATGGTTGCTCCAACTTTAACAGCGTCTAATAATCCAAGCAGATCACCACAATCAACAGAGGTGACAAACCAAGTGGCGGCAATTCATGCTGTGTCAATGGCTGTTCGCAGACTTACACCTACAGAGTGTGAGCGTCTTCAAGGCTTTCCTGACAACTACACAAACATTAAATCAAAAGGCAAAGCAACACCTGACGGCCCTCGATATAAAGCTTTGGGTAATAGCATGGCAGTCCCTGTCATGGCATGGATAGGGCAAAGAATACAAAAAGTTGAGGATTTAATCAAATGACATTCATGGTCAATTACATCGTCTATGGTGAACCTGTCGGAAAAGGTCGTCCAAGATTTGCTAGGCATGGCACTTTCGTTTCGACCTACACCCCACAAAAGACAAAGACTTACGAGGACGAAATCAGAATGATGGCAAAGGCGGCAATGGGTGCATCAGAACCGCTAGAAGGGGCTTTAGAGGCGTTTATTTATGTCACCTTTCCTGTTCCCGCCTCATACTCAAAAAAACGCACTGAGGCTTGTTTAAGCGATTCTGAGAAACACACCAAAAAGCCCGATTTGGATAACGTAATCAAGTCTGTGATCGATGGCATGGACAAGATCGTGTTTGACAATGACTCCCAAATCACATCAATCCATGCCACCAAGGTTTATGGTGATGTGGCAAAGGTTGAAGTAATAGTGAGGCAAGCATGATCATCACCCTGCACAACAGCCAACAAGCGCACACAGTTCTAAAAGACTTATGGCCCAAGATTAAAGAAACCTTACAAGCAGGTAAGCAATTGCGCTTAGAGGTGAAAAAAGCCACCCGCAGCACAGATCAGAACGATATGTTCCATGCCCTGATTGACATGGTCGCCAAGCAAATGAAAGCGGCAGGGTCAGAATGGACATCAGAAGATTGGAAAAGATTGCTCATCGATGCCTGGGCGCATGAAACTGGTCGCAAGATCGGCAAGATTGCACCAAGCCTAGACGGGCAAAGAGTTGTCCAGCTTGGCCTCCAAAGCCACAAATTTACCAAAGAAGAAGGCTCAGAGTTCATTGAATGGCTTTTGGCATGGATGGCAGACAAGGGGATTGAGACATGATGTGTCCTCGTTGTGGCTCTGAAACCCTCAAAGTCTTAGACACCCGATCAACCCCTGAATTCGTCAGCCGAAAGCGCCAGTGCGAAAACAACCACAAGTTCTACACCAAAGAATATGCAATACCCGAAACACCAATATGTGAGAAGCCAGAAACTGCTAAAATTAGTGGCGGCTCTATCCTGTCAACTCTGTGGAACAGAACATGGAATTCAAGCAGCTCATAGCAATTGGGGTGGCGGCAAAGGCCGTGGAATCAAAGCCGATGACAACCTAGTGGCGGCTTTGTGCCAAACTTGCCATTACGACATCGACCAAGGTGCAAAGTGGTCAAAGGTTGAAAGACAGCAAGCATGGAACATTGCCCACTTTAAAACAGTTCAATTGTTAGTGGACACAAACCAATGGCCTGTTGACATTCCTGTACCGGACATTGCAAAATGAGTACGCTGACAAAATGCAGTTGCCAGCTTTTGGGGGCTGATGCTCCCATTTTTTTGAGGACACCATGCTAAAAATTGTGCAAAAGCCTGTCGATAAGTTGATACCTTATGTCAACAACAGCCGCACCCACTCTGATGAGCAAATAGCCCAGATTGCCTCAAGCATCAAAGAATTCGGCTGGACTAACCCAATATTGGTAGATGGGGAGAACGGCATCATTGCAGGGCATGGCAGGCTGATGGCAGCACGAAAGCTGGGCTACAAAGAAGTACCTACCATCGAGCTAAAAGACCTGACTGAGACCCAGCGCAAGGCTTACATCATTGCCGACAACCGCCTGGCACTTAATGCAGGCTGGGACAATGAAATGCTGACCATCGAGTTAAATGAATTACTAGCAGACGGGTTTGCCTTGGAAATGTTGGGATTTGATCCTGCTGAAATACAGAGCCTAATTAATGGCGGTCCAGACTTTCAGCCAGCAACAGAGAATGAGCAAGGCAAGTTAGATCAACTTGACCCTAAATGGATTGCCTGCCCACATTGCGGTAAGGAGTTTGATGCCCGTGAAGCCTGAACTCAAAATCGATTGGGCAAGTCATGAAGCAGCAAAATATGCTTGTGAAAACTGGCATTACAGCAAATGCCTACCAGTTGGTAAGCTCGTAAAGGTTGGAGCTTGGGAGGATGGTAAATATATTGGCTGTGTTATTTTTGGTCGTGGGGCTAATAACAATATGCTCAAACCATTTGGCTTAGAACAAGATGATGGTTGTGAACTGGTAAGAATTGCACTAACCAAGCACATTGCACCTGTAAGCAAAATTATGACTTTTGCTATAAAGTTTCTTAAAAAATCACAACCTAAGTTGCAATTGGTTGTATCTTATGCTGATCCAGAACAAGGGCATCATGGTGGAATCTACCAAGCCTGTAACTGGATTTATACAGGGCCAAGTGGAAAAGCCATTAAGATTTTTTACAAAGGTAAATGGACACACAAAAAGACTGTGGATGATGCAGGTGTAAATCAGACCAACTTGCCAAAGAAAGTTGTGGCAGGTAAACACAGATATTTGATGCCACTTGATAAAAACATGAGTGCTAAAATTGCACCATTGGCAAAACCTTATCCTAAGCGTGTGAAGCAGGCGATGGTCGATTCCCTCGATACAGCGGAGGTGCAACACCTACCCACTCGCTCCAATTTGACTGAAGCAGTAGAATCTGCTTAACATTGGGCAAATTCCCCTCTATAAATGAACCACGAACACGAGCCAACGGCAGAATCCCGCAAACTGGTTGAGTCCAGTAGCGGATTAGGCTTGCCTCACGAGTCCATTGCCTGCTTGGTTGGCATTGATGACAAGACCCTCCGCAAGTATTACAGGCACGAGCTGGACATTGGCAAAGCCAAAGCCAATGGGCAGATTGCCAAGACGCTGTACAGCAAAGCCGTGGGTGGAGACACTACAAGCCTTATCTGGTGGACAAAGACACAAATGCGCTGGGCTGAGACTGTTAAGCAAGAACACACTGGCGCAGATGGTGCGCCACTATTGTTTGAGCGCATCGAGCGTGTGGTGGTGGATGCAAAAAATACTGAAGATTGATACCCCTCG